AAAATGGACATCAGCCAACCGCCGGCCGGTTAATGCCTAACAACCGCATAATTTGCCCCATGGTCCCTACAGGCCCAGCAATCGGAATGTCATTGAAACTTTGGAAACTGTCCACGCTGCCACGTTCCCTGTACAGGGCCGCGCAATACAGAACGGTTCCTTCCTTTACGCTGGGCGACGGGATAAGACAGCGGCTGTCATTGTAGCCGGCGGCTTCGCGTCGCCTGTACGCCCAATCGTTGCCGGCCTCGGTGACAGCTGCCAAATAGTCGCTGTCTGTGCCGGCTGTGGGTAACCCTAAAAACAGTTCTACGTCTGCGTCATCGGCCCATGTGGTCAGGGGTACAACACTGGCGTTAGGTGGCTCAAACAAGGCGATGTTGGCACCCTCGACAGTGAACGTAATCGTGTTGGTTTCTTCGTCCACTGTGGTGATGTTGTGCCGTTTGTCTAGCCGTGGTTCGCCTGTTTTGTACACGCGTATACAAACGCCGGCCTCGAGGCCCTCCACTGTAGACAGCACAAGACTGGCGACGGTGGACAGTACCGAAGCAGAAACAATCTTGTACCTAGTCATAGTGGAGGGCCTCCAGCCTCAGGGGGAATCAGGCAAAGGTGGCGGCAGGTCCGAGCGCCACAATGGTTTTGGCGTCGATAATGTGAGCTGCAAAGTAGCCACGTACCGCAAGGGTGACGGACAGGTTGCCGGGGTTTTCGTCACGCAAGAATCCCTTGAACTGCTCGTACACCTCGAGGCCGCGGGTGTTCATTAGCCAGATGTATTCTTTGGCGGTTTTGTTGCCAACTTCCTGTGCGCCAACCTGATTGGAGACGATCAGCTGCAAACCTAACGGGTTGCCGTTGAAGCTGGTGACACCGCCAGGCAGGTTGCCGATGCCGTTGATCGGGCTAATTTGTGGGAACACTGGCCGGTCTTGGTTGTCGGTAAGGCCGCCAAGTGTGGCCCAAACCTCTGGGGCTACAACCATGACGTTTGGCAGGTAGTTGCCAACCTTGCCGATGTCGCTAGCCGCCTTGTAAAGGTTTTGAATGACCTTTTCAGCGTCGGTTAAGTCAGTGGTTTCACGGGCAATGCCAGTAGCCGCAAGCGATCCAGCGGCCAAACGGTCAACCACTTCTTTTTCGGTGGCTAGTGCGTACTGGCCGGCCATGTCACCGATAGCAGCGTCCAACATGCTCGGTGAACTGAAGTCAATGACCTGCTCAGACAGGATGAGGCGGCCGCCAAACGTCTTTTTGGTAATGACGATATCGTCAACCTCAAAGTCAGCGGTGGACAGGTTTGTGAACTCTGACGCCTGAACGCCTACAGATGAACGCACCTTGATGAAAGGCCGAATAAACGTGGCGCCGGCCTCTGGCATCCCTCGAGCGCCCAACGCTGAAACGATGGGCCGCAACGGGTTGATGTCGTCATAAATCGGGGCAACAATCGGCGTCGGGATCACACCGTCAGCCAAGCTGACGCCAATGTCGCCAGTTGCGGCCTGAATCATGGCGGTGACGTTGGCGTTGTACTGCTGCCATTCTGCGCCACCTTCACGCATTTTTAGGATGTATTCACCTGGTGTGGGCAGCTTGTAGCTTTTAGCTTGGGCGTACACAATAGGTGCGGTTGGGACTGTCACCGGGGCTGCTGCCTCGACGACCTCAGGGGTATCTTGCATCTCTGTCTCCTCCTCGGGGACTGTTTCGGGTTCTGGTTGGTCGTCGGGATTTGCCTGCGCCGCCACTTTAGTAATGGTGGCACCGGAAAACGCTGGTATTGCTACTAAAGATAGTTCCTGCCAGTTGGCGGCCTCAATGACCATAAGGTCGCCTTCCATCCGCCATTCTGTAGGGGTTACACCAACAGACACGCTGTCGATCGCACCCATTTTCACTAGCTCAAGGGCGTCGTTGCCTGCCGCTGTTGCTGCAATTTTGGCTGTGAACTCCATACCTGTGTCAGTGTTTTTGCGTGCCGTGACGATGCCACGGATCTGCCCTAGGTCGTGGGACTCGATCAGTTTTGGAGCTGGGCCGCCTTCAGGTAATGCGCCTGGCTCAAACATGACGCGTGTACCGTCAGATACGACGGCCTCGACGTTGTAGGGGGCTGCAATGCCGTAGATCTCTCTGCGGCCTTCACTGGCTTCGGCCAGTACGGGTGCGTTAAACCTGATCATTTACGGGGACCTCCGCTGGTGCTGGTGTGTCGTCTACTGACCATGAGCGTAGATAGGTGTCTACGTCAAACTCTACGTGCCGGCCTCGAGGTAGCACGTTCGGCAGCGACAATGTTTGTTCGATGCATTGAATGTACGGTTTTGCTCCGAACAGGTACAGATCCTGTCGGGCTTGCTGTGCGTTTTGGTAGGTCATGCCACCTGTCGGGATACCTACGAGGTAAGGCGGAATGTTCGCCACGCGTGACAGCTCGAGCGCCGCGTGTTGGCGGCCTTCCTGCAATTGCAGTTTGCTGGGGTCGCTGTTGAACTCCACGAACGTGACGTGTTCGTTTAGCGCACCGATCGCATTGGTTTTGCGTGCGTCGCTCCAAGCTGCGGCGAGGTCGCCCAGTTCTTCACCGCTCATGGGTTCGCCGCCAACCTGCCGCAGATAGCCGGCTGCAATCTCGTTTGTGGCAAAACGTCGGGCCGCCTGATCGAGCCTGAGGGCAATGTCGATAGCACGCTGCCCTGTGGCCAAGATCCCGTCGATAGGTGACAGGAACTGGATCACATCATTGGTGGGCAGTTTAAAACCGTTAAAATAAATGTCTTGTGATGGGCCGAACCAGAACGGGCCGGCTTGGTCTGCTGTGGTGACGTTGGCGGCCGGCATCCATTCGAACGATGCTGGGAAGCCGTTGGCGTAACGGGTTTTTACATACCAAAACGCTCGGCCAAACATGAACAGGTCGCTAGCTGTCCTTGAGTAGGTGAAGCCAGGGGTTACGTCAGGGTTTGGGCGTGACATCCACGTTTCGAGCGGCAGCTCTACTACCTCGCCGCCGGCCGGGGTGTTTACGTGGCTGTATTGCCTGAGCATAAGGGCGCCAACCATGGAAACAATGAGGTCGCGCGCTCTGGAGATCGTCGGAACAGTGAGGGCAGCCTGAACCCCTGCCCCGACAGAATAGGAGAACAGGCTGCCCACTTGGGACGCGCGCCCGGCCTGTGCTTTGACAGGGGCAGCACTAAAAGCCGGTTTGGTAGCCGTCTTGCGAAACGCCATAGCACAAACGGTAACACAAAATCACGTTTTAGGCGCGTGAAACACCAAAAGCCGGTTTTCTAATTGTGCTGTGCGGTTTTGCTGCCAAACCTAACGCCCACACCATGCAGCGAGCCAGTTCGATCGGGCCGGGGCTTTTCATGCTCGAGAGGGTCACGTTGTTTTGTGATCGGGCCGCCACTGCTCGCCCTACATGCTCGGACAGGGAGATTTGGCCGCTGTGGTACACGGTGCGTTCCAAGATCATGTTCCGCACCAAAGCTGTGTACCGGTACATTTCCGCTTGGCCAACGGTTTGCATACGTCGTGTCAGCTCTGGCGGGCAGATGTCTGCAAGGCCGGGCGTTAACGCAAGCTGCACAGAATGGTCAGCCAAAACAGCGGCTGTGTGCTGCCAAAGCTGGGCAAGAGAGTCTACTACAAACTCTGCGGTCACTTGTAGGGTTCCGTCGCCTCGAGGCGCGGCGCGTACCGCCACGTAACGCGAATCGGATATGTCACTGTCAATCGCCAAATATCCGCCGGCCGGCATCGGCTCCGTGGTGGTCAGCGCATCCCACAAACCGTGCGGTAACCAAGCGTTCGAGCTGGAAACCCAGACGTTGGCGTGAGCGCGTAAGAATGCTTGCCAATCAGGTGTGTTACTGGCCGCTAGTAACGCTTCGGCCGTGATGGTGTGACCTAGTGCGGGGTTCGCCCATTTCCACGCCTCCGGGTTTTTGTAATCCATACCAGGCGGCGGTGACCATTCCGCCATAAAGAGGTTGCCGGCCTGACCGGACTCGATGTGTTGCATAGCCTGTTCTCGGAGCTGCAACATTACGGTGCTCGCTTCGTCGCCGGCTGTGGACCACATGCTGAGTAGCGGGTTTGGGCGGGCAATCATTGAAGGCCGGTAAGCGTCGAAGATTACGTCTGCGGCAATGTTCCAAACTTCGTCGACAATGACCAGATCGTTTGTTGATCCGTGAGCATTTGATGGGGTGGCGGCCATGACCTGCCATACGCTGCCGTCGGGCAGCTCTACACGGTTACGGCCGTAACTCCACGTCACTTTTCCGCCGTGCTTTTCCTCGAGCACTGGGGCCAGTTCACGAAACACAGCTACGGCACGATCGAGTTTGTGTGCGGTGGTCACAACCGACTGGGGGCGGCCAACAGATCGAGCGTAATCCGTAAGCCACCACCCAGCCAGCGCGGAGAGGGCTACTGTCTTGCCGTTTTGCCGTGCCGTCGAGACAAGCGCCTCTCTGTGTAGCAGTTTGCCATCACGGTGTGACAGTTGCCCCTCGAGCGCCAATATTTGCCAAGGAAACAGGGCTTTGCCTAAGT